CCAGGGCGGCAAGACAATCTACAGAGGCGTCGCATTCGAGTTCGCGCACAAGTACCACGACAAGTACATGTGGACGTTGTGCTCGGATGTGCGGGTGGACGAACACGACGGCTTGGTAGACATCGTGTTTTAAGCAGACAACCGAGGAGACAGGAGAGGAACCATGACCAACGAGGCAATCATCATGCAGGCGAAGATGCTGCACGGCATCGAGGAGGAGTGCCACACCTTTGCGAAGTGGAAGCAGCTCGGATACCGAGTCCGCAAGGGCGAGCACGCCGCGTTCAAGACGCGCATCTGGAAGGGCGGCCGCCAGAAGGTCGTGGACGAGGACGGCGAGGAGAAGGAGGCGCAGCGCATGTTCATGAAGATGGCGCACTTCTTCACCGCATCCCAGGTTGACGAGGTGAAGGGAGAATAGCATGGCATACGAGTTTCAAACCACGTTCTGGCAGGACTTCACGATTGCGGACGCCTTCGGGGCGAGCGCGGTGAAGGACACGTACAAGCGGGCGTTCGCCGAGTGGAAGCGGGATGTCGTGTACGTCACCGAGCTGGCGATGGTGCTCAACTGGAAGTGCTGGCAGCACTACGAGGATGGCCGACGCGCACTCTCCGAGCTGTACGCCGACCTGTACCACAAAGTGGACGGCTGGTGCTACGACAACCTGGAGGGCGACGAACTCCGCTACTACTTTGAGGTCACCGACTAACTTCTCAAAATACCTATTGGAAAAGATACATAATCATGTATAATAGAGGCATAAGGTAAGCAGAGAGGGAAGGGAACCCGAAATGAAGGCAAGCGAACTGGTGAAGGGCGAATCCTACGGGACGGTCTGGGGCAACAAGCTGGAGTTCGTCGGAACCGAATACGTCAGCGCGCACTACGAGGAGTTCGACGCGCAGCGCGGCTCGACCATGTACGTGTTCAAGGACGGGGGCGGAAAGATGTACATGCACTCCGACGAGGTGGAGAAGTTCGTCAGCAACGGCACCGTCGAAATCAGCTCCGACCGCCTCGGGCAAATCATGAAAGGCGTCGAGCAGAGGGACGGCCAAATCAACGAGGCGCTGCGCAAGGTCAACGCAATCATCGGCAAAATCGAGGACATGAAGCTGGATTGCGAAGGCGAGGTCTACGACGAGCTGTGCAAAGTTGCGGACATTCTGAGCAGATAGGAGGGAACGATGGCGCAGTACCAGAGGAAATGCGCAACGTCGGATTACGAGTTCTACGACGATGTGCTCTACCGAGACGGCGAGGCCGTGGCGTGTTATGGATACTACGATCTCACGGACTGCTGCAAGTGGTCGATCAAGGGGCCAGACGGCACGGTGCGCAAGGACGACTTCGCCGACCCAGACATGACCCCGCTTGCCGTGCGGAAGATGGTCATGGCGGCATACGGCGACGAGTAGGAGGTGTTGATGGAAGGGTACATGACGACAGCCGAGGCGATGGAGTACCTGGGCGTCACGCGGTGCCGCGTGCTCCAGCTCCACAAGGCGGGGCTGCTGGAGGGCGAGAAGATGGGCAACCAGTACATCTTCACCCGAGCCAGCGTCGAGAGGCGCAAGCGGGACAACCCTGGCGCTGGCAACCCGAACTTCGGGAAGAGATAGGCGGGAGAACGAGCCGAGGGCCATCCGAAAGGGTGGCCTTCTTTTTTGCCGTGACTAATGCCCCACTATTTCAGAAAAAACCGACGAGAGGGGCGCACATGGGCGAGCACGAGGAGCAGGTGGCCGTCATCGACTACTGCGCATGGGCGAGGGTGCCGTGCTTCGCGATCCCCAACGGGGGGATGAGGAGCAAGGCGACGGCCGCGAAGCTGAAGGCGGAGGGCGTCAAGGCGGGCGTGCCAGACCTCTTCGTGCCAGTCGCACGCGGCAAGTACCACGGGCTGTTCATCGAAATGAAGTTCGGGAAGAACAGGCCGACCGAGAAGCAGAGGGAGTGGCTGGCGCTCCTGAGCCGCAACGGGTACGCGGCGATCTGCTGCCACGGGTCCTCCGAGGCCATCGACGCGATCGAGGAGTACATGCGACTGTGACGCACCCGTTACCCTTGTGGTACCTGGCGAATGACAAGGAAACGTCACCGAGGAAGAGGAGCTGGATTTGGCACTGACGAGGAAGATGCTCACCGCAATGGGAATCGAGGCCGAGAAGGTCGACCAGATAGTCGAAGCCCATGGCGAGACGGTGGACGGCCTGAAGAACGAGGCCAAGGAGTTGAGGGAGCAGGCATCGAAGGTGCCGCAACTCGAATCGGAAATCGAGGAGCTGAAGGCCGCACAGCCGACCGAGGACTGGGAAGCCAAGTACAACGAGCTGAACACCCAGTTCGAGGCCTACAAGGCGCAGGTCAGCACGGAGAAGGCGCAGGCCGAGAAGGCCAGCCTCTACCGCGCAATCCTGGCGGATGCGGGAATCGACCAGAAGCGCATCGACGCAATCATGAAGGTCACCGACCTGGACGAAGTGAGCGTGCAGGAAGGGGCAATCGTGGACGCGGATGCGGTGAAGGAGAAGGTGGCCGAGGACTGGGCCGCGTTCATCCCGCAGGTGACGGAGCACGGCGCGAAGGTGCCCACGCCGCCCACCACGGGCAACGCGCAGGGAGCCGACCCGCACGTGTCCGAGCGCCTGAGGGCACGCCACGAGAGGCTGTACGGCAGCACGGAGCAGGCATCACCTGAGAAGGAGTAGCGAATGAGTCATATTTCCTCTACCAGCGGCTACGGATTCGCCGCTGGCTACTTCCTGAAGGATGACGAGAACTGCGTCCGCGAGACCATGACCATCGCGTACAACCACGCGCAGGCCGTGACCCGCAACGGGCGCACCATCGTCCCGATGGGAGCAATCATCCCGAGCAACGACCAGTACGCGAAGGGCATCCTGTACGAGGACGTCGACGTGACCAACGGCGACCACGAGGCATCCGTCGTCACGGCTGGCACAATCTACCTGGACAAGCTGCCCAAGGCAGCCGAATCCGCAGCCAAGAGCGCCATGGCGAACATCGTGCAGATTACGTCAAGCCCGAGCGTTGTCCGCCCCGAGTACTACGACCGCGCATCGCTGGGCGCAATCACCGTCGAGTCCGCCGCTGGCACCGCTCAGGGCGATACGGCAATCACGGTGAGCGGGTACACCCCTAAGGCATACGAGTCCTACGTCTACAAGGTCGCGACTGGCACGGCACCCGCCGTGGCCCTGGGCGACGACCTCAGCTCTGGCTGGACGGCCTGGGACGGAACCACCGACATCACCGCCGCAACCGACAAGAAAATCACCATCGCGTCCGTCGACAGCACGGCCCACGCCGTGGCCGCTGGCAACGCGACCGTGACCGCGAAGGCTTAGGAGGTAAGGAATGGCTAAGTTCGTAAAGGACACCCTCGGCCTCGTCTCCGAAGCTGACCTGCTGGAGACTGGCTTCAACATCAGCCGCCCGAACGACCCGCTGGAGGGCCTGTTCGCAGCGCAGCAGACCAACAACCTGGTCGCCGAGTACTACACCATCGCGAGCGAGTACCAGATTCCGCAGATGGCGCAGTTCCACGCATTCGACGTGCAGGCCCAGAAATCCGAACGTGCGCCCATCGACGAGCGCAACGTGGAGAAGGGCCTCATCAAGGTCAAGCGCAACACGTCCGAGCTGCTCCGCCAGCTCATCAAGCGCGGCGTCAACGCCGAGCCGCAGCTCTACGACTTCGTGATGGACGACACCGCAGCACTGGCCGACCAGGTGGTCACCCGCGCCAAGGTGGCACGCGCCGAGGCCCTGGCAGAGGGCAAGGTCACCATCGCCGAGAACGGCATGAGCGAGGTCATCGACTACGGCGTCCCCGCTGGCAACAAGGGCCTCACCCTGGACGTGGGCGCTGGCGCATCCGAGGACATCATCAGCCAGTTCCAGGACATCGTCGACCAGGCATCCGACCAGGGCGTGACCATTACTGGCATGATTTGCCCGCGTGCCTTCCTGACCAAGCTCCGCAAGAACGAGAAGCTCCAGAAGGCCATCAACGGCAACATCCAGGCTGGGCAGCTCGTCCGCGCAGGCGCACTCAACGCGTTCCTCGACGAGGAGTTCGGAATCGGCCAGGTAATCACCGACGACCTGACCTACTCGATGCCGTGGACGATGCCCGCCCAGAGCGCAACGGCCGCCAACGCGACCGAGCGCCCCGTGGCCGACATCCGCCACTACTGGCCGCGCAACCGCGTGACCCTCTTCGGAACCCAGAACGGCATGCGCCTCGGCGTGGAGCTGTGGGGCGTCCCGCCAGAGGTGGAAATCGCCAACTTCATGCAGGTGCAGGGCAGCGGCCGCAGCCCCTACGTCTACGTCAGCCAGTGGGCCGAGACCGACCCCGCCGTGCTGTGGACCAAGGCATCGGCGCTGTACATCCCCGCGCTGGTGTGCCCGCAGGCGCTGTTCCTGGCCGACATCGCCGAGACCGCGGCGGTGGCTGGCTAATGAGGCTCAGGTGCGTCAACAGGCCCTTCCGCGACCTCTCCACTGGCACGCTGTACGTGCCTGGTGACGAGTTCGACGGCGACGCCGCGAAGATGGAGCGCATCAACTCCGCAGGCTACGGCGTGATGGCCGAGGCCGTCGCTGACGCGCCAGACTACATGGCGATGACCGTCGCGCAGCTCAGGGAGGCCCTGGCCGAGAGAGGGGCCGAAATCCCGACCAAGGCCCGCAAGGCCGACCTGGTGGCCATGCTGGAAGGGGAGTAGCAGATGCTCGAAGAGGTGCTGCGCTACGTGAACAACCGATTCGACCGACGGGCTGACGGCTCCTACGTTGGGGCCGTCTCGGGCCGCCTCTCCATCGAGGACGGCATGCTGGAGGTCGAGGGGCTGAAGCCTGGGCAGTACTACTGGCTCGAAGGCTCGGCGCTCAACGACGGGCTGCACCTCAACCCCGACAACGACATGGCGGACGAGGAGTTCGAGGGGACGGTGGTATTCCTGGCCGTCCCCCGTGCCGTGTCCGAGCTTGCCGAGGAAATCCAGGCATGGTGCGAGTCCAACGCCGAGGCGATCGGCGGGCCGTACCAGTCGGAGTCCTTCGGCGGGTACAGCTACACGAGGGCGCAGGGCGGCGTCACTGGCAACGAGGAGCCGTCTGCGGCGTGGCAAGTCCACTTCGGGGCCAGGCTGAGGCCGTACCGCAAACTGGCGCGAGACTGGGTCTAGGTGATCGTATGACGCTCATTGACTCGTTCAAGGTTCCGTGCAAGCTGGTGGAGAAGACTCGCATCCCAGACGGGGAGGGCGGATGGACGACCCAGTGGGTCGACTCCGTCTCGTTCGACGCGGCGATAGTGCTCAACAGCACGATTGACGCAAGGATCGCGGAAGCGCAGGGCGTCACTGGCGTGTACACCGTGACGACCGACCGCAACGTGAGGTTGGACTTCCACGACGCCTTCAAGCGCGTCTCGGACGGGCAGGTGTTCCGCGTGACGAAGGTGAACGACTCGACACCAGATGTGGCGACGTTCCAGTTCAACCAGGTGCAGGCCGAGGAATGGAGCCTCGAATGACGCCAGAGGCCGCGCTGCATACTTTTCTGAGCGGGTTCGGCATCCCCGCCTACGCAGCGGCCGCGACGCCCGACAAGGGCGACGACGAGTGGCAGGGCTTCCCGTACCTCACATACGACCTCGTGGTGGGGGCATGGGGGCAGGCGGAGGTCAACGTCACCGTGAACCTCTGGTACCGCACCGACTCCGAGGCTGTGCCAAACGCCAAGGTGCGCGAGATGCACGACGCGATAGGGCTTGGCGGGGTGACGGTGCCATGCGACGGCGGCATGCTGTGGATCAAACGAGGCTCGCCCTGGGCGCAATCCGTGCTCGTGGAGGGCGAGGACGACAAGGTAAAGCGCAGGTACGTCAACGTCAACGTGGAGTACCTGACGGTCTCTTAGGGGGCAGATGATATGAAATTCACCCAGGTAGCTGCTGACGCCTTCCAGAAATTGCAGCTCAACGCTGGCGTCATGCTGTCAGAGTTCGACCCCGACGACGGGGCGCTCGACCGAAGCAAGATTCTCGCCGCGACGGGCGGCGGCGTGGCCTTCGAGGCGACGCCGAACTTCGTCGACTTCGGCGAGGACATCGACAACGTGCCGAACAACACCAAGGAGCTGAAGAAGCTCGACTACTTCGACGTGAAGATGTCTGGCACGGCCAAGACTGCCGACACCGACTTCGCCAAGATGCTCGTCGGCGCGGCAGACGTGAGCGGGACCAAGGTCACGCCGCGTTCCACGCTGTCGCTGGAGGATTACAGCGACATCTGGTGGGTCGGCGACTACTCCGACGTGAACACGGGCGCGTCCGCTGGCTTCATGGCCATCAAGCTCATCGACGCGCTGAGCACTGGCGGCTTCAAGATTCAGTCGAACGACAACGGCAAGGGCGACTTCGCGTTCGAGTTCACGGGCCACTACAGCCTGGAGGACATCGACGCGGTGCCCTTCGAGATCTACATCGCCGAGGGCGAAAGCCCCGATGCCACGCTTTCATCGCTGGCATTCGGCTCGCTGACGCTCTCGCCGACGTTCAACAAGGGCGTGACGGCCTACACCACGTCGACCACGAACGCGACGAACACCATCACCGCCACGGCAACTGACAACACCGCCACGGTGGTCATCAAGAACGGGAGCACGACCGTGACGAGCGGCAGTTCCGCAACGTGGGTCACTGGCGCGAACACCGTCACCGTGACCGTGACCAACGGCGCGGCGTCGAAGGTGTACACGGTAACGGTGACCAAGTCGTAAAGGAGAGAGAATGCGCCTATCTGAAATCAGGGGCAGGGAGGTCATGGAGGTAATCGCGAGGATTGCCGCACCCATCGGCCGCATCGCGAAGGACTCGGACGCCATGGCAGCGTTCGACCTCCAGTCCATTCGGGAGGCAGACGACCCGAAGGCGGCGCTGCTGGGCGTCATCGCGGACGGCGTGCCAGCGCTGCTCGGCACGCATTCCGACGACGTGACGGAGATAATGGCCGCCTGCAACCTGGTTTCGAAGGAGGAGTACCTGTCCGAGCTTACCGTGCCCAAGCTGCTCTCGGACGTGTTCGAGCTGCTGACGGACGGCGACCTGATAGGTTTTTTACCCTCGCTGGACGAGACGGAGGAGTGACGTGGCTGGCCCTCGGGGAGTATCGGGGGCCGCATTCCTCGCACGCCTTCCTGATGTACGCCGTGGAGCGCTTCCGCGACAGGCAGCATCTGGAGGCGTTCCGCTCGTATGTTGCCGACTCGCTGAGGCTGGCACCGCAGGGCGGGTACATCCAGCAGCGGTACTCCGAAATCATCAACCCGAGAGAGGCGCGGAAAATCGACGTTGAGGCCGTAATCGACGGCCTGGCCGAGGCTGGGCTGGAGGTGATATAGCGTGAACCTACTCGACCTGATGGTGAAAATCGGGGTCGATGACAAGGCGTCGTCCAGAATCGACAGTATATCCAGCGGAATAAAGGGCAAGCTCGGCTCGGCCGCGAAGGCGGGAGCGGTCGCGCTGGCGGCGGTGAGCACAGCCGCCGTGGCTGGCGCTGCCGCGATGGGCAAGCAGGCGCTCGACGCCTACGCCACCTACGAGCAGCTCTCGGGCGGCGTCCAGAAGCTGTTCGGCAACGCGTCCGACATCGTGATGCGAAACGCCCAGCAGGCATACAAGACCGCTGGCATGTCCGCGAACCAGTACATGGAGCAGGCGACGAGCTTCTCCGCCTCGCTCATCCAGTCCCTCGGCGGGGACACCAGGAAGGCCGCCGAGCAGGCCGACGTGGCCATGCGGGCCATGTCCGACAACGTGAACACGTTCGGCTCGAACATGGAGGACGTGCAGAACGCCTTCCAGGGATTCGCGAAGCAGAACTACACGATGCTGGACAACCTGAAGTTGGGGTACGGCGGAACCAAGGAGGAGATGGAGCGGCTGATAGCCGACGCGAACGAGTACGCAGCGTCCATCGGCAAGGCGTCCGACCTGAGCATCGACAGCTTCAGCGACATCATCACCGCAATCGAGCTTATCCAGGAGAAGCAGCACATCGCTGGCACCACCGCCAAGGAAGCGCTGAGCACCATCGAAGGCTCCATCAACATGACCAAGGCGGCTTGGGTCAACCTCCTGACGGAGATGGGCAAGGAGGACGGCGACATACCCGCCAGGATGCAGGAGCTGGTGGATTCCGCGACGGCCGTCATCGAGAACGTCACGCCCGTGGTCGGCAGGATAGCGACCGCGCTCGTGGAGGCGGCCCCGCAGCTCGTGCCCGCGGCCCTGGAGCTTGGGCGCGTGCTCCTCCAGGGAATCATCGAGGGCATCATCAACACGCTGCCTAGCCTGGACGACCTGTTCGGCAACAACGTGGTGAACCGCATAACGCAGCAGGTGGACCCGCTCGCGGCGAGCATGCGCAAGATAGGGACGGATGCGGCTGCGGCGGCTGGGCCGACGTTGATCGAGGCGGGCTTGGCCCTGGCTGGCAACGTCGTGAACGGCATCATCGAGGGCATCGTCGGCAAGGGGCCTCTCGACAGGCTGAAGGAGGCGATGGCCCCGATAGGGGAGGCGTTCCAGCCAGGACTCGAAGCGCTTCAGCGCATAGGCCAGGAGCTGGCACCCATGGTCGGCCCCGCGCTCCAGACACTCGGCGAGACGGCACAGAACGTGTTGCTGCCAGCCCTGGAGCGCCTGGGAGAGGCGTTCTCGTACCTGATGGAGCAGCTCGAACCGTGGG